GGCCGCGATGCAGAGTCGCGCGACTGGCTTAGCTGGTCGCGCGCATGGGCGCATCCGACCGTGCTTGAGCGGAGGAAGTCGGAAGCGTCCCGCTTCCGCGACTTCGAGAACGATGGCGACCTGTCGCTGGTCCGTCAGATCGGCGAAGACGTGCTCGAGGTCGCGCAGATTGCCGCGCGCCTGAATGACAGCGGCAAGCTCGACAAGATTGGCGTCGACCCGCAGGGCATCGGGGCGATTGTTGATGCGATGATTTCCGAGGGTGTGGAGCAAGACAAGATCATCGGCATATCACAAGGTTGGAAGCTCACCAGCGCAATCAAGACCGTAGAGCGCAAGCTCGCTGAGGGCGGGCTGTATCACTGTGGCCGTCCGATGATGGCTTGGTGCGTCGGGAACGCGAGAGTCGAGCCGAGGGGTAATGCTGTGATTATCACAAAGCAGGCAGCCGGCTTCGCAAAGATCGATCCGCTTATGGCGCTATTCAACGCGGCGGCGCTCATGGCGCTGAATCCGGCAGGTGGTGCGTCGCTCGACAGCATCATCAATTTTCCGATTAGTGCATGAGCTTTCTGACAACCTTCTCGCGCTGGTTCGGACGCAGCGCAACACTTGCTGATCGCACCGGCGATCAGCTCGTGTTGCCGTCGGCGACCCTTGTCGAGAACACCCAGCCGCTCGGGCCCGACTCGGCTCTGCAGTTGGCAACGCTGTACCGCTGCGTCGATCTGCTCAGTAAGACCGTCAGCACGCTCCCGCTGTTCGTGTACGAGCGGGATGCTGACGGCCAGCGCCGCCTCGCGCGCTCAACGGTGCTGTGGTCGCTGCTGCACGATGCGCCCAACGCCCTCGCAACTGCATCCGAGTTTTGGGGCGCCATGGTTCTCAACCTGCTCCTGCGCGGTAATGCCTACGCGCGGGTGCAGCGCAACACCCGCGGCGACCCTGTGGCGCTGTGGCCTATGTCCTCCGAACAAGTCGTTCCCTACATCGACCCGGAAACTGGAGCCCTGTTTTACGAATACCAGCGCAATACCGAGCGCTGGCTGCTGCCTGCCGAAGAAGTTCTGCATGTGCGCGACACCGGCAACGGCATCGTCGGCCTTTCGCGGATCGACTTCATGCGCGCCAGCGTGAACGAAGCCGCGCGCGCCCAGGCTCAAGCCACGCGCCTTTTCGCGAACGGCAACAAGCCAACCGGTGTGCTGATGGTCCCCGCCAAGCTGAGTGATGAGCAGCGCGCGCGCCTGCGGCAAAACTTTGGCGAGATCGCCTCGGGCCTTGAGTCGCGCCTGTTCATCCTCGAGGCTGACATGAAGTATCAGCCGATCAGCCTCTCGCCCAATGACGCGCAGCTTCTCGAAACGCGCCGTTTCAGTGTCGAGGAAATCTGCCGTTGGTTTGGCGTGCCGCCGGTACTGGTAGGCCACAGCAACGTCACGACTTGGGGCAGTGGCATCGAGCAGATTCTCGACGGCTTCTACAAGCTGACCGTTCGGCCCATGCTCACCCTTATCGAGCAAGCCATCGCGCGCCGCGTGCTCACGCCCGCGCTGCGCAGCCGCTACACTGTCGAGTTTAGCTTCGACGCGCTGTTGCGCGCCAACATCAAGGACCGCATGGAGGTCTACTCCAAGGCGGTACAGAACGGCGTCATGACCCGCAATGAGGCGCGCCAGCTTGAGAACCTGCCGCCAGTCCCCGGGGGCGAGCTTGCCACCGCTCAGATCAATCTTGCGCCACTGACCATGCTTGGCCAGTCCGTATCCAAAGGAGCCGCTGATGCTTCGCAAGACCCTGTCGATCAGTGACGCCCAGGTCAAGTTCGCCGCCGATGGCAGCGCTGGCTTTGCCGGCTACGCCTCGGTCTTCGGCGGCGTTGACTCATATGGCGACACCATCGTCCGCGGCGCCTACGATTATTCGCTGCGCACGCACGGCAAGCCCAAGATGTTCGTCAATCACGACAGCATGGGCCTTCCTGTCGGCAAGTGGCTTGTCGCCAAGGAAGACGATCACGGCCTGTACGTCGAGGGCGAGTTCACGCCCGGCATGGCCCGCGCAGAAGAAGCGCGCGCCGCGCTGAAGCACGGCACCGTCGATGGCCTGTCAATCGGCTACCTGCTGAAGAAGGGCGACTATGACGAGATGGAGGACGGTAAACGCGTGATCCGCCGCGTGAGCCGTTTGTTTGAGGTCTCCGTCGTGACGTTCCCGGCCGATGAAGCTGCGCGCGTCGACCTTGCCAGCGTCAAGTCCGACGAGGTCGACTCCATCGAAACCGTTCGAGATTTTGAGTACTTCTTGCGGGATGCAGGCGGGCTCAGCAAAGGGCTGGCGCAAGCGCTCGTCAGCCGCGTTCGCGTGCTGTTCGGGACGGGGGATCCGGCTTCGGGCGACACGCAAGCGAAAGCTGCGCAAGAAGTGCAGGCCATTTTGCAGCGCATGCAGCAACGCCTTAATCCGTAACTCATCTTCAAGGAGATCTAGCAATGGACATGTCAGACGTCATGAAGGGCATCGGCGCCCTCGAAGCCAAGCTCAACAGCTACGCAGAGAAAGCCGAACAAGAGATCAAGGCCGCCGGCTCCGTGTCGGTGGAGACCAAGAGCGCCATCGCTGCGCTCGGCACTCAGCAGCGCGAGATCGCTGACCGCCTGTTGTCGCTCGAGCAAAAGCAAGGTGCGCCGCGCGGCGCGGAGGGCGCCATGCAAACCATGGGCTCCGAGTTCACCGCCGCCGATCAATACAAGGCTTTTGTCGGCGGCCAAGTGCGCACTGTGCGCATCGAGCTGAAGAACACCACCGTTGGCAGCGACACCACGGTCGCACCCGACCGCCGCCCTGGCGTCACTGGAGGCGCGTTTCGCCGGTTTTTGGTTGAAGGCGCCATGAACGCGCTGCCCACCACGAGCAACGCCGTCGAGTTCACTCGCGAAGCCACGTTCGTCAACAACGCGGCGGAGACGGCGGAAAGCAGCGCCAAGCCCGAGACCGATATCACGTTCAACTTGCAGACCGCGCCCGTGCGGACCATTGCACACTGGACCCGCATCAGTCGCCAGCTTGCGGCAGACGCGCCGGCCGTGGCCGCGTACATCAACACCCGCATGCGCTACGGCGTCGATCTGCGAGTCGAGAACCAGCTCATTAACGGCAACGGCACCGGCGCCAACCTGTCGGGCATCTTCAACACCGGCAACTTCACGCCGCACGGCTACACCGCCGCCAGCATGACCGCCTGGGTCGGCAACCCGCAGCGCTTTGACCTGATCCGCCGCGTGATCGGTGACCTGCAGGCCGCTGACTACCCGCCCAACGCCATCCTGCTCAACCCCACCGACTGGGCGGTGATCGAGGTCCTCAAGGACACGCAAGGCCGCTACCTGCTCGGCAACCCCAGCAGCGCCGCGGCGCCCGCCATCTGGGGCATCCCGGTCATCCCGACCAACGCCGTCAACGCTGACACGTTCTTGGTCGGCGCACTCGACATGGCCGCCACCATCTACAACCGTGATGGTGTGGCCGTGGCCCTGTCCGAGGAAGACGCGAGCAACTTCACGACCAACCTCGTCACCATTCGCGCCGAGCGGCGCCTGGCGCTCGGCATTGAGCGCCCGGCTGCTCTGCGTGGCGGCGACCTGACCCCGGCCTAATCGGCCGTCCGCATCGCAGTCGGAGCACGTCATGCAGCGCATCAAATTCAAGACCACCGTGTTCAGCACCACGTTCGGCACGCTGGCTGAGGGTGATCTGCTCACGTGCTCCGCTGCGCATGCGGAGCATTTTGTTGACGAGTTGAAAGTCGCCGAGCGTGTGCTGCCAGCCGCTGCTGTTGCGCCTGCGGTCGAAGCAGAACAGGCCATGCCTGCCGAAGCGACAAAGGCTCGCAGGCGCAGCGGTTCCGCTAAGTAGCCCTGCCCAGCCGCGAGCGCATCTAACCCTTCAGTGGGCAGCAGCAAGCCCCTTTGCCGGCGCCGGGTTCAACCCCGCGCCGGTCTTTCATTCTGAGAAGGCCGCATGGACCAATTCTTCGCCAACGGCAGGCAGGGCCTCGGCACTGGCCTGATTGACCTCGACACCGCCGTCTTGAAGGCAGCGCTGCTGCGCGGCTACACCTACAACGCCGCGCACACGTTCGTGAGCGACGTTACTGGTGCGGGCGGCACGCTGGTTGCCACCAGCGCCGCACTCGGCGGCGTGTCGTTCGCTGACGGCGTGCTCGACGCCAACGACGTTACCTGGACCGCAGTGGCTTCGGGTGCCGCCATCCCTGACATCCTGCTATTCCAGTCGAGCGCGGTCACCGGCGGTGCAGACGTTGCCGCCAGCGCCCAGCGCGTGGTCGCCATTCTCGACGGCCGGTTCCGGTTCACGGTGGCCGCCAACGCCTCCAGCGGCGCCGTGGCTGTCACGGTCGACGCGCTACAGCTCGGCATCGCCAACGGCGCTCAGGCCACGCTCATCAGTGGCACCGGCCCCGCCACCATCACGCTGTCGTCCGCCGCAAGTGCCGGCGCGCGGTCGATCACTGTATCCGCGCTCGGCAGTGCCGCCAACGCCGAGGCGGTGTACGAGGTCGCCTACAGCGGCAGCAACCTACCAATCACGCCCAACGGTGGTGACATCACCGCCGCGTGGAGCAACGGCGCCAACCGCATCCTGCGAATCTAGCCATGGCCGACAACGTCACCCTGCCTGGGACCGGTGAAATCGTCGCGACCGACGACATCAGCGGTCAGCAGTACCAGCGCATCAAGCTCACCGATGGCCTAGCCGATTCGACGACGCACATGCGCGTCCTGTCGA